GGCTCCAAGGTGGTTTTGAGTATTACCCACCTTGGAGCCCCCCACTTGCTAGAGAGAGAAAGAAGAGAGAGAATGTCTGCAGTGAACTGGGTTTTCACGTTGAACTTCGCCGGCGAAGTTCCTGTTCTCTCGTTCGACGAGAGAGTTCAATACGCCGTCTGGCAACACGAAAGAGTAAATCACGACCATATTCAGGGAGTGATTCAATTAAAGAAGAAGGCAAAGATGAACACAGTGAAGAACATCATTGGTGGAAATCCTCATCTGGAGAAGATGAAGGGTTCGATAGAAGAAGCTTCTGCGTATGCCCAGAAAGAAGAATCAAGAGTCGCCGGACCCTGGAGTTACGGTGAATTATTGAAGAAAGGTAGTCATAAACGGAAGATTATGGAGTTAATTAAAGATCCGGAGAACGAATTGGAAGAACCCCAGAAATACAGAAGAGCGATGGCTTGGTCCGCCATGGACGAATCTCGGAAGCTTGCTGAAGAAGGAGGCTTTCCCTATACGCTTTACAGCTGGCAAGAAACAGTGTTGGGCCTATTAGAAGAAGAGCCCAATGACCGTATTATTATTTGGGTCTACGGCCCAAATGGTAACGAAGGAAAATCACAGTTTGGTAAATTCCTGGGATTAAAAAAAGATTACCTTTATTTACCTGGAGGTAAAACCCAAGATATGACATATATGTTAATGAAAAATCCAAAGGCAAATGTTGTGATGGATATTCCTCGTTGTAATTCTGAATATTTAAATTATCAATTTATGGAATTAATTAAAAATAGAACCATATTTAGTTATAAATATGAACCAGTTGGATGTATTATAAATAATAAAATACATGTAATTGTATTAGCTAATGTATTGCCTGATTATGAAAAAATTAGTCAGGACAGAATTAAAATAATTTATTGTTAAGTATTCGGCGAAGCCATATATATAAAAAAAAAAATTTGCGTTTTGGTATCAAAACGACGTCGTTTTTACCTCGGCGCCCTATAAATAGA